ATTAGAGTTTAGAGAGCAATTACAACAAATGATGATGATGCAACAGCAAGCAGCAATGAATCCACAAATGCAAGCACAGCTTCAAGCGCTTACAAATCAGGTTGAATCAAGAAAATCTGTGTTGATTGCAGAGATGACAGAAGAATTTATGAGAGAAGAAAAGCAAATTACATCACAATTTGACTCTGATCCATTGTTAAAACTAAAATCTAGAGAAGTTGACCTTCGTGCAATGGAAAATGAGCGTAAAAAAGACAATGATAAAGCTCAACAAGACCTTGCAAGAGCAAGATTGATGCAACAAGGTGAAATTGCAGAGGATAAAATGGAACAAAATGAAGATTTAGCTAAATTAAGAGCTGGAGTTAGCCTTGCAAAGAGCGGAGTTAACAAAGCAGCCGTCATGGTAGAGGATAATTAATGCCGTTAAACAAAAAAGGTAAAAAAATTATGAAATCCATGAAAAAACAATATGGTAAGAAGAGGGGTGAAAAGATATTCTATGCATCTAAGAACAAAGGTGTTATAAAAGGGGTCAAAAAAGGAGCATAAATGCAAAAACTAGATAAAATACAAGAAGTTAAAGTTGCTGAACAGAGTATTGAGGTAGATCC